GGCGCGCCTGCTGAACTGCTTTTTCGAGCAGGCGCCCCAGAACGCGAAAAGCCAAGTCATTCTGCGGCGCTGCGCCGGCATTCGTCCGTTCACTGACGTGCTAGGCGGTAGCGGACGGACGCGCGGGCAGTTGGTTATGGGCGGAGTGCTTTACGCCGTCATCGGCGCGGAGCTTTTCCAAATAGACGCCGATGGCAGTGAAACGTCTCTGGGGGATATTCCAGGCAGCCAGTTGGTATCGATGTCGTGCAATCCTGAGGGGACGCTCGTAATCGTGACGCCAGAAGATGGCTTTGCGTATCACTGGAGCGATCAGGCGCCGATGACCGATGTCACGCAAATCGTCGATGCGACATTTCTTGCATTCGGGGGCGTTGGCGATGTGGTGTTCATTGACGGCTTCTTCATTTTTCGCGTCCTTGAGTCGGCTCGTTTTTTCCATAGCGGACCAAATGCACTGACATTCAATGCTCTCGATGTGGCAACCGCAGAAGGGGCTCCTGACAATCTAGTTGGCATGATAGCCGACCATCGTGATTTGATCTTGCCTGGAACCGACTCGATGGAGATTTGGTACAACGCAGACAATGAAACTGGGTCGGTTTTCTCAAGATCGCCAGATGGGTTTCTTGAGCAAGGGTGCGCCGCGAGTCGCTCGTTGCTCAAGCAGGACAACTCAGTGTTTTGGCTTTGCAACGATCTTACTTTCAGGAGACTGAAAGGTATCGTCGGCGAGAAGATTTCCAACTATGGCATCGATGGCATCGTCCAGACGATCGCGAAGTCCATGGGCGGTGTGTCAGACTGTTTTGGATTCAGCTACACCCAAGAAGGCCATTTGATGGCAGCATGGACATTCCCAAGCGCCGGCCGCACGGTGGTTTACGACTGCTCCACTGGAGAATGGCACGAGCGTGACTCGCAATCGCAAATCGGGGGCGCCGGCATCTGGCGACCGTCATGCGTTGCAATCGCTTACGGCAAACAGACTGTCGGAGACTACATCAGCGGGCAGATTGGTTTCTTCGATGCCGACCATTTCACAGAGTTTGACGATGAGCAGCCGCAGAGAGTTTCCTGGACGTACCAAACGGTCTACGCTGAAGCACAGCGGGTCAATCATCGTCGCTTCCAGCTCGTCACCAATGTCGGCTCTGGCGTCATCAGCGGGCAGGGCGAGAACCCGCTGGCCACCCTGAAGATATCCGATGACGGTGGCAACACCTACCGCACGCTTCCGCTGCGCTCCCTGGGACGCCGCGGTAACTACAAAGCTCGAGCGGTCTGGTGGAACCTAGGATCTGCGGCGGATCGCGGCTACCGCGTTGAGGTTACAGACCCCATTCCCCTGTTCACGATGACTACTCTTCTTGAGGCTACTGGCGCACGGCCATGAGCAGCAAGGGAGTCAACACGATTTCTCTGAGGATTCCTGAGCAGTGGAGCGCCGCTTGGTTTTCAAGATTCATTCGCGATGTGCTAGCTAAAGCGGATACGCGCAATCAGATTGCTGGCGCTGGTATAAGCATTACTTCGTCATCATCAGATGAGCCGCCCACTTTGAGTGCTAGCGACGATTTGCAGAATCTTCTCAATCAATCTTATGTGCTAGTAACTCCATCTGGTTTCCTACCTCAGGAAAGAATATTAGCTGGAGAATCAGGAGTCATCAGCATCACTGATGGTGGCGCTGATGCAGATATTGTCGTAGGTATAGAAAACAATGGAATAAATATTTCCAAGATACAGGAATTAGTCCCGCTATCTGTTATTGGTAATCCGTTTGACGACGACTATTCATCTGTGCAGATTTTCGGCTCTGCGCAATATGATGTTCTTCATGTCGAAGATGTGGCCGGCGACCTTACCGTTGCCTTCTCTGCAATTGATCACAACTACATTTCTGATTTCAATGAAGCGGCTCAGGATGCTGTTGGTGCAATTCTAGTTGACAGCACGACTATTGATTTTACTTACAGCGACAGCACGCCGTCGATTACGGCCGACGTCAATGTAGGATTCAATTATGTTTGGACGAATGTGCACACATGGTCTTTGGCTGAGCCGCGCCTTATCTTCAACGAGACAGATGCTGGCACGAATCTTAAGCTTTGGGATATCGATGTCAATTCCAGCGTTATGAAAATACGCTCGCGCACAGATGCTGATGGCGCTGGATCTGATTTCTTGTCTTTGGTGAGGGGGGCGACAACGACTTTCGACTCTATGCGTGTTGGCGCGACCGGGCTAACGCTTGGGACAAATGATGCAAACATTCTTTATGCAAACAATGGTGAGGCTACGTTCGATGCGCATGCACTTGATACAAACGCGCGTTTCAGGCTTCGTCGCTACAACGGCTCAATGACTGGTAGTCCTACCGAGATACTCAACAATAATGTTATTGGTCAACATATTTTCCAAGCATACTCATCGAGCGCAGCAGTAGTAAGGTCGCCCGTTGTCTTCCAAGCTACTGCAACTGAAAACTGGTCAGTAGGGGCAACTGGAACAAAGTGGACCGTTACTACAACAGCTAATGGTGCATCCTCAGCAAGCCTATCTCTAACCTTGCAAGGAAATCAGCTACAAAGTGAAGATGGTATTGTTACGTTGCCAGCTTGGACTTTTAGAAATGATCTTGACTCTGGACGCTATCGTATTGGCGCAAACAACATTGGTGACGCGGTAAATGGCGCTAAGGTTTTAGATATAAGCACTACAGGTCTCGGAGTTACAGGTACATTGGTTGCAAGTGGAGCCATTAGCGGAAGCAATCTTTCTTCATCAGGCGGGGCTAATCCTAGCGTTAGCATTGGGCTTACTGCTGTCAACGGTTCTGCAATAACTTTCATGCGGTCTGACGCAGCGCCAGCGTTAGACCAAAGCATAGCCCCAACCTGGTCTGATCTTCATATTTTCAGCAGGGCATCCAGTTCTCAACTAAATAGATTCAATAGTGATGCTGCCAATGGACCTTTTGTAAGCTTCAGTCGGAGTGGTACGACAAAGGCAGATATTGGTAACGCTGCTGCGATCGTGAACAGTGGTACTGTTGACGATCTTGCTATCAACACACGCGCGACGACTTCAGGAGCCATCGTTTTGGCTCCTAAAGAAGATATCCGTGTGAAAATAACCGCAGCTGGTGAGACACTAATTAGTGATGGATCAGTTTCCCTGCCTGGGATGTCTTGGCTATTGGATACCAACTCTGGACGCTATCGTATTGGCGCAGATAATATGGGGGATGCCGTTGGTGGTTCACTCATCGTTGATTATTCGGCTGCTAGAGTTTCATTCCAAATACCTGTCCGTCTGAAGGGGTATACGGTCGCGACGTTGCCGGCCGGTGTTGCAGGTGATACTGCCTATGTAACAGATGCATTAGCGCCTGTTTTTTTGGGAGCTGTCGCAGGTGGTGGTGCAGTAACATGTACGGTCTTCTATAACGGAGCGAATTGGGTAGTTCAATAGGTGATCTATGTCAACTCAACTTACAGTCCCTATAACCGCATCACTAACACATGCGACGATCGATGGATGGGAACTCTCAATCAAGAGAAATCCTGATTTGACCGTAAACAATTCTCTCTCATCTTTCGCAGCTGAGATTTCTTTCAGAAACGGTGGAGGTGTAGTGAATAGAGTTCAAAGATTTGTTCGCACTGGACCAGAATTGCCTGCCGCAGTAAGAAACGCAATTGCAAACTTGCAGTCAGTATTGATAACTTATGCGCGCAATCAAGGTGTATTGCCTAATGGTACTGACACGAGTGATTTTCCATGAATCAACAAGAAATTTCCGCCATCATCAAGCATGCCCGCAGCGCGCCATTGCCAAACATGGACTATGCCGCTGGCATTGATATGCTATTGAGGAAACTCGAACAACACTTTAGCCCAGTGAAACTCGAACAACAGTTCACCCCAGTGCCACCGCAGAAAGTCGATGAGGCTGGAAACATAAAGTGAATCATGAACAACTTCACGAGGCCATCGTCTCTGACCAGCGCCGACATCGAGAAGATCGTTGCTGCCATATCGAAGACCGGCGGCGCGAGCGTGCGCATTCAAGATCCTCGAGTGTCGCAGTTTCAGAATTGGCTGATCGGAATATTCGGTGCAGGCATGGTAGGGTCTGCATTGTGGCTGGCAAATTCTGTGAGTGATCTCAAGATTTTGGCAGAACGTCAAACTGTTCAATTCGAACAACTCGATAGGCGAGTCAGCCGATTAGAAGGCGCGCGGCCATGAAGGAACTAGATCCATACTCCATCGAAGCCAGCAGTTATGGCGGCGGCGCAACCGTCGTACAAATCGATATTGGCAAGCACTTCTTTGCCATCATTGTAATGTCGATAATTTGCGGAGTCAGTGCTGCGGTGGCTGTTGGAACCGTTTGGCATAGCAAAGATCGCGAGGTTGCCACCGAAGCTCAATATCGCAAGACCCAAAACCATGTTGACGAGATGACCAACGAACTCAAACGCCTGAAAGACAGATTAGAGGATTACGAAAATGCCACTCGACGATGATGATGTGACGACTTTGAGATCAACGAAGAAGCAAAAAGAAAAATGCTGGTGGAAAAGGTTTTTCGACTGGTTCTTTAAATGAATGAAACACAGCTATGGGCCTTCGGCTTGGTTTCTCTAGCCCTGGTTGGGCTAGGAGGGATCCTTTGGAGGCACATGGTTTCTTGCAGCAAGGATGTGTCAGTCCCACTTGCTGAGATGAAAGTTGAGATGGTGCAAATAAAAATATTCATCGATGAGCTTCGCAACATGAAGCACATGCGTGTAGATCCATATTTACCTCACGAGTTCAATCGTCTCAGCGAGCGCGTTGAGAAGCTGGAAAATAAGTGAGCTTCAGGTACTTCAAGATTTCAGAATTCGCTTGCCGCCATTGCGGCGAGAATCTCATTGACCACATCTTCGTCGAAGAACTTGACCAGTTGCGTCACGAGCTTGGCTTTCCGCTAATCGTGTCTTCTGGCTACCGCTGCCCTGAATACAACAAGCAGGTGGCTCACACCGGAGAAAAAGGACCGCACACTACGGGTCGCGCTGTCGATCTCTCGGTGGCTCGCGAGCAAGCCTACAAGGTGATTCGATTGGCAACTGAAAAAGGCTTCACCGGAATCGGTGTTTCGCAGAAAGGAGAGTCTCGGTTCCTGCACTTGGACAACTTGCCTAATGCTCCTGGCCAGCCTCGGCCGACTATATGGTCGTACTGATGAAGAAAACATATCTGTACCTTTCGGCGATGACCTTTGTGTTTTTAATGGTGCTCGCCTATAACGCGCGCGCCGACGTCTTGACCTGCGCTATCGCTGGCTGCGCATCGCCTGCGCCGAAGCCAAAGCCTGATGTCGTCGCCGCCGACCTCGTATTATTTTGTGCTGGTGATGTCAGCGATGGAAAATGCTCAGATCAACGCTGGATTCCATGGGGCACGACGCAGAGTTATTCGCAAGTGCTAACCGATACTGGCTGGTATAGAGTTGAATACATCCCAGTGGTCTACGTGCCTCCGAAATATGCGTGCTATCCAAAAAGTATTGGCGAGTATCGAGTCGCTCACGAAGGCGATGCCGGCGTTATCCTTTGGTACTGCGACACGCCGACGCGGATCAGGCTGCATTACTTTTGCGGGGCTCCATCGAAGCTGCCTGCGGCGTTGCTCACGCTGGCACTCGACAAGCTCGGTATCGCCATGCAAGCCAGCATGACGCGTCGGTGCACCGACGAAGAGAATGCGCTGATCGACAAGCTGCATGCTAGCGAGGGCGTCAAGCTCGTCGTAGCGCCTAGTAGCACAAGCAACACACGACCTATCTACGCCTCGCTGGGCGTTCCCAGCGGCAAGCGCGCGACGGTAGGAGACCCTTGCGGCTTCGATCGCCTCAAGAATCTAGATGGGACCGGTAGCAACTATTTTTCCGTTCCTGGCGGGTACACTTTCTGCAAAGTGATGGGGGTGGTGAGCAAGTGATCACTAAAAAGCGTTGCGGGCACTGTCGATCGGTGAAGCCACTTTCTGAGTTTCACAGCAACATTTCGAGAAATGCCGCGGTCCAGGGTTACTGTAAGTCGTGCCACATTGAGGCAGTGATGCGCAGTCAACGGAAACGGCGTCTTGAGATTAATGAGATGCGCTGTGAGTCCTGAAGACAGGAAGTTCATTTCCACAGCATTGCTTTCTTTGGCAAATCGCTGCGAGAAGAAGCTTACGAAATCAATTGTTGCCAAGAAGATTGGGGACGCACTGTGTCACAAGATAAATTCTGATGTCAAGAAATTGCGGTTCCTGGCACGTCAAATATTGGAGATTGATTATGGCAGACGAAATTAACAAAAAACCAACCGCCAAGAGCATCATCGAAGGGACGATCGCGCAAGTCCTTGGTGGTTCTCTGGCATCTACGATCGTTCTTGGGATGGCATCATTCGATCACTACATGGCAGCTGGCTTTGAATCTGCTTTTGGGTCACTGCTTGGTGTTCTTTGCTACATCGTGTGGAAGAAGATGCGATGAACTTCCTACCACTGATGCTCACCCACTGGCGAGAGTGCCTAATAGCGATCCTTGCTGGCACTTGTTTCTTTGCCGTTCGATCGTGTGAAGTAGCTAAAGAAAAATTGATAGAGATAAAGGCAGAGGATCGCGCACTCGCACAAGATGCGCAAACAAAGGCCGCCGAGCAGCAGAGGAAAGACAAAGAGGAATACGAAAATGCGCAGCAAGATTTTAAGAACCAGCTTGATAAGCTTAGTGCCGATCATAGGGTTGCTACTATTAAGTGCGTGCGGAACAACGAGAGCGGTCGCAGTGAAGTGCCCAGAGCGGCCGCTGCCACCGACGGAGCTTCTCCAGAAGCACGAGCCGACGTTCCACGAGAGGCTACTTTCGATCCTGGGCCAGCACTAGACGAATTGGCCAGAGAGTGCGATAAACTTGCTGTCGAGCACAATAATTTATCAGATTGGGTCATTTCGACTCGCTGACAGTGCAAGAGGCGCTGACTGATTGTGCAAACTGCATTATATCCCAATGCGTCATTGCCTTGTTGACCTGATCATGCGTCAAGACAGCGATGGTCTTGCCAGCAGCCACGATGCAAAAACCAATTGGCCTTGGCGGATTCGTAGGAGACCACTCCACACCTATAAAAGCCTCTTCAGTCACTAGCGCTGCTCTCCTGAACTGTCAGGGACTCTGCCCAAGGAATGTGGGTATAGTCATCGTGCCGCGCTCATCAAATTTTAGCTTTATCTCACCTGCACCAAACTTGCTAACCCACGAAGACGGTGGGAATTCCTCTCCAAAAACCTCTGATTCAGCCGCTTTCATACGAAGCCAAGCGAATAGCTTGCTATCAACCCACCAAGTACGACTAACTGGGTCAAATAAGCAATCCCGGCCACCTTGTACGCGGCCAATGATCTTTAGATCAACGTGTGGTTCGCTCATATTTCACCAACGCCTATTTAATTTATCGATAGATGAGCACGGCCATTTTCTCTTTCTTCCTTTAGACCAATGTAAGAGCAGATGTCTAAAGGTAGGCCAAACCGTTCCGCAAGTGCAGGCAAGTCTAAACGGCCTAATATCAAGTTTCACTTCGCTTCTCCGTCAGCGCTTGTAGCGTGACTGCTTTCGTACCATGTCCCATGTTGCGCGCCGCGTTCGCATTTGGAGTCATATCTCTGAAATCAGAATCACCCACGTTATGCCCAGTCACTTCCGCTCTCCGTCAGAGCTTACCCAATGAATGCAGCCAAATTTAGCGCCTGTTACAGCCCCCCAGCCCTCATCGTCTTCTACTATAACGTTGTCTGGCTCAATATCTTTTGAATTATAATGATACCCCTTCAGCCATTTCTTGCTAAGGCAATCCCCCATAAGCCATTCGCTTCCGCGATAATCCGTCTTTGTTTTTTTCCAATACTTGCATGAGTCGCAGGTGTTCACTTCCGCTCTCCGTCAGCTGCTTTCCACTGATTGCATCCGAATTCCTCGCTAACACAAAACGCCGCATAGTATCCGCTTGCATCAATGACGCCAGCTGGATCAAGTATTGATGCTTTAATATTTTCTTCGATAGAATTTAACTGCCTCAATAATCGGCAAACATGCAAGCGTTTGTTTTCTACAGTTTCATCTTTTGCTTCATCGAAATAGCTCAGATAAACTAGTTCGCCGAAATGTTTGCAGGTTCCGCAAGTGTTCACTCCAGTTCTCCGTCAGACCTCAAGTTGTCGGAAATTGATTCACGCACTTCCCGCACATCAAGCCAAACAGACCGGCCACCTGTAGTGAGAAACCCTTGCTGCAACTCCGCCCGTAACCGGATAGTCGGCGCACTTCCTACCTATCTCGCTTCTTAGCCATTGATCGAAATATACGTAACGCATTGTCATTGTCATTCCCCTTTGGCTTTAGCTGCGATTTTCATTTCGCGCACAATCGTTGTCAGAGCCGCCACTTGCTGCTCAAGATGATGGATTCTATCTTCGCTGCTACGCATTCGCGGCGCTACCTGCATGTTGTACAAATCAACCGACGCACGATCTCTATTTTGCAATGATCCAGGCGTTGGTCCAAGGAGCCAATCAAACATGTCATTCTCCTGCTGCTTTAGTAGATGGCATATCGCAAGTCAAAACATCACTCACGCCAGTCTCCGGATTTATGGGGTTTGATTGACTTTCGATTATGTCCTTTAGCTGCCCGGTAAAGTAGCTGCGTTTCGCCAAAGCTTCTGGCGTAGTCTGTTCCGGGTCCCATTGGCCCTCAAGACCGTAGCAGGAACAATGTCCGCCGCTGACTTCGTATAGGGTGCCATCTTTCCTATATAGGACGAACGCATTTCCCTCGTAGTCAGCATACGTGTACTCTGCAAAGAGAACTTCAGCACCGTCGAGCGCATCCTTTGGAGCGTCGAACTCGCTAATGATGTCTTCGTTGTTCGTGAAGCCGTCGAGATAAACATTCATTTTTGCACCACTTCGGATTTTAACTGTTGTCGATTAAATCGACACATCCGTCACGCCGATCGCCTAGAACTTGAATCTCTCAAAACATCTTCCTCAGTTCGCCAAACAAGCACCTTTCCGCCGCGCGCTTTCACATCTGCGTGGAAGATAACCTGCTTCCCAGTAAACTCGTCAGCATGGCCTTCGCAGTCTGGATTCTTTATTTCCAAAACGTACCAAACACCACGGCGCAGAGCTAGCCAGTCGGCTGGATCATTCATTTGCCAGAAGGTCCATCCGAGTCTTTTCGCCAGTTCGATGAGCGGCTCTTCGTTGTTGTCTCGTCTGTTGGCATGCTTTGGCATTGCAGCTCCTTAAATTTTGAGTAGTCAATATCGCCTCCCATCTTCTTCTGTTTTACGCGGAAGTGGCGCGCACGCTTGCTAAAGTAGCTTTTGCTCATGATGTGTGAATCATGCCTTGAGGACAAGCGTTCGGCAACCGTTGCAGAAAAATCTTCTCACACCACCGCTGCTGCCGCAGTAGAGCATATGGCCGCATCGGTACGGACAGAGCACGGTAATCTTCATAACAACTCAAGCGCTTTGTTATAACAGAAATGGACCGCATCACGCTCATCTCTAGCATTTAACGGAACACAGCAAGCGTCATATATCTCATGCAATGCCTTCTCCAACTCACATATGCGCGCATCGCGACTGGCGATCTCTGCATCGAAATCGTCAGCAAAATAATAGTCGCCGTCTGCGTCAGCTGACATTTGTGGTGAGTACTTATTCATGTCTGTAACCTGCCACACTCATTTAAATTCACAGAAGTCCAAGGATGGATCAAACCAGTCGTCCTTGACGATGTGGCCAACAGCTTTAATGAGCCCGTTTTCGACACGCACTCTAATAGTCTTTCCTTTCAATCGGTCCCAGTCTTCTACGCCAGCTATTTCGCAAACTCGATAAATGAAATGTCCTGCCGGGCTTTTGAGAGAGTGGTTGCTGAATTTCTTTGGCAGATAAAGCGTATAGCCGCCGAACGCTTGGCCAGTGCCGCCATAATCAAGCTTGAGCCATGCGTCGAGAAAAGCACGATCTGCAAAAGACAGGTGCGCCGACTCAATCACGGCATTTTTTATTTCTATTGGCATGGCTTTCCCTCACGACTTCCGCCCCTCGTTATCAACTGACGTGGGACACAGGCTCGCCTCATCGGTGTGCAAGTGCTTGCTGTAAGATTGGCCGCAGTTTTGGCATACATGTCGATCGACGGATCCGCGCCAGAAGTGTCCTTTGGGGACTGAGTGCGCCTCAACCGGCGCGGTCTTCTCTTGATAAACTGCGGTAGCGAGAAGTTTCTCCGCAGCTCCCAGCACGAGTTCTATGCCTTCGTCGGAAGGCGAAAATTCATTGTCGCGAATAGCTTGGTATATCTGTTCACGGAAATTTTTGTCAAAACGCCACCCAAGCGCCGCGTATTCTTTAGTCGCACGAGGGAATTGCAAACCTTTGGTCTCAAGAGAAGTGCACGACATGGCGCTACTCAGCTCAATCAATTGCTTGCGATGTTCATGGCAGAGAGGGCGGTCATTCTGGTACATATTATATTTGGTTAGGTCACTCATTGTGACTCCTTCAGATCTTTGTAAGCGCGCATCATTGCCACGATGTCTCCGGACGCCATTGCCTTTGCCGCGTTATCCAGTGAAGCACGCAACATCAATAGACCCCAGGCGCCAGATGGGCCGATTGACCGGTAGGCAGGTATCAGCTCATCGCGAACGCGCGCCATCTCAAGAGGCAATGCGTCGCCTAGAGTCATCATCTCTTTGGTTATGGTGTCTGATGTCATTCAAAAAACTCCTTCAGCAATTCCCTAGCGAGACTCGCTCGACCATCAGCGCTTCCGCCATAATATGCATCGTCGTAATTACCTCCGCTAAAATCACATGGATTGAAATCCCTAGAATCTATCCAGCACTCGTGTTGCGCTACTTCTTTTTCAAGGCGCTCTTTTAATAGACTGATCTTCTTCTCAGTAGTGAGGTCGTCGCTCATGGCGCATTCACACATGTTAAATCATATGCACTGTCTAGCATGATAAGAAAACATAGAACCCACAGCACCACGACAACAGCATAGAACCTCGGTCCGCTAAAGCAATCAAACCGGCTCCTTCTACATGCATTGCAATATTTGCAATTGTTATTTGAGTCGTCGCTCATGGCGCCTCACCAGAAATTACTTGGATCGCAAAAGCTAGCGCAGCGGCTTCCTGGCGATACCTCATCCATTCGTTTTCATTGCTCATACTGAACCCGCCAGGAGTGCGCTCGCCGTTATACGTTTTGTCGTACCAGTCTTTCTCCTGGCCGTTGTAGAACTCAAAAAGACGCTTTAACCAGCGAACGGCGCCAGCTATGTCTTGCGTTACGTCCTCTCCAGAGCCAAGCTTGAATGTAAGACGTGCTGGAATCTTCTCCGCATGAATGCTTTCGTCGCTCATGATCAGCCCAGCCCAGCCCTGATATTTTCTTTGGACGCCTAGGGGTTCGCGATTTCACGTACGATCGCAGCCTCATAGCATAGCGGTCGAGCCGCTTGGCCAGCGCGAGTAAACGTTTTCTGTTAGCTAGAGTCATTACGGTAATCTCATATTGTAGCTTTTGAATCTTTAGGAATCTCAACTTCTCGCGATTGATAGGCTTCACGTAACTCAGCAACATCAGCTGTGAGCATCTTCGCCTTCACTTGCGGAGTAATGCTGTTGCCTATCTCCTTGAGCGCATCCGTTGTTTCAGCGAGAGCTATCTTAGCCTTCAGCTGAGTCAGGAGTTTCTGAGATTCAGTGATGCGAGCCTTCTCATCATCAGCGATACGTTCAGCGTCAGCAGACGCAGTCTCATCATTGGTGGCAATCTGAGCCTGCGTGTCGCCGAGCAAGCCGAGTAGGGGCTTTACAAGCGTATCGAACGTTGGATTAGCAAACGACCGGCCAGCAAGAACGCCTGTTCTGTCTTTCTCTGCATAGGCGATAATCGTTGCGATTTCATTGGTCTTGCGAGGCTTCAGTGCTTCCATACGGATCAAGATATGTGGCTCGTATGCCGTCTCACCCTCTGCTTTCATCTTTAGTCCAACGGCCTTGAGTTCTTCGGTTTCCTCGTCTGTCGAATACTCCGTTCCTTGGCGACCACAGATCACAACGTGCATGGGAGATGACAGCAGAATGGCCATCAGCTCTTTGTACGGACGCTTGATCTTCCCCCATGCGTGCATCGGGATCGTGCCGGCTCTTGTCTGATTGCCGCCATAGGCAGCTATCGCTGCCTCCCATAGATGAGTAACAGAATCAAGAATGATAACCCCATATTCTGATGGATTCAACGCCTTCACGCTGGACAGAACCTCTGTCAGGGATCGCGTGTATAGCGCGTCAAAGTCGAATGCCTCTGGATGCACCGAGCGACTAGGAACAGCCTTGCAATAAAAGTCTGTGCCGCGTTCTGTATCGACGTACGCCACGCGCTTGCCAGTGATACTCGCCAATCCTTCTGCCAGCAGCAGTGATGTGAATGTCTTACCGCTACCTGGCGGTCCATACATTCCGATTTTCAACGCAGCTTGTTGTGCCTTTGCCTTTCTGAAACCAGCCATAGCAATCACCTCTGTTTTAGCTAGCTGTTCCGGGTGCCGCCCGGATCGGTTTGTAAACCAAGAATACTTATCTCGCTCGAATTAAAAACCTTCAACTTCTCTTCCAGCTGCGTGTTGCCAATCCGCATACACGTCGGCTTGTCGTAAAACTTGATGTCTATCGGCTCAGATGTGTTATCGATTACCAGATAAGCCTCATTCTTTGCCGGCGCCTCAATCAACGCCGGCAGCCGCACCGTTCTAACTTGCGTGCGAAGATGCTTTCTAACGCTCGCCGTCATCCTTGTATTGCTCTCGAACCCATAGAGAAAAAATCAGCGCGAAGAAAGCTAGCACGCACATTCCATAGATAACAAAAAAGCAACTCATTGTCGCACCAGTATGCGCGCGCGGTCGAGAAATTTTTTCTCGAAACGAGTCAACAAGCCTGATCTCATATCTCCTTCTATCTGCTCAAGTTCGTGTAATGCTTGATAGACAAGCTCCACCATCTTGACCTCGCGATCAAGATCGGCTGCGGCTTGTCCAATCGCCCGGCTGATGATGTCTACGTTGGCATGACTCTGGTCACTTTCATGGTTCATGATTTGCATCTCGTTGAGGAATGGAATTTGATCAGTCAAGTTGCAAAGGCACATGGCTATTCCTTATGAGTTAGCGCTCGAAGCTCGCCTCTCATATTGTTCAATTCATCAAGTTTGCTCTGGAATTCATTTCTGATTCGTGCTTCTTCTTGGTCGATAGCAGCAAGCTGTTTTCCTACAAGTACAGAAGCAGGTAGTGGTTTGAATTCAACCTCTAAATAATCAGTTATTCTTACATAGTTATCGCTATTCTCCATCCAGTCTTTCATTTCGAAAATTACTTCATATTGCTGACATTGTTCAATGCCAATACGTCTGTATGTTGCAATCTTCATAGAATACCTGCTTTGCCATTTAGCTTTTCACGACGCGCCTTCGCCGCAGAATCTGATAGCGGCACGAACTCCACAGTTACGACTTCAGTCATCATTTCGTAATCTCGATTGTTGTTCATCCAATAAGTCGCCGGGAAGACAGACTCCGTACCGTCTGCGCTTTTGTAGATGGCAAGACTGATCTTCTTGGATTTCATGTTTTGCACCAATTGGTTCTATTGAAACTCACAGCACTCAAAGGCACTCGCCGATTATTTCTCGCTCGAGGCAGCCATACTTTTCGTCGTCACCCACAACTTCGCCTTTTAGCGCGACAATCCATACTCGCTCGCCTTTCCATTTTGATGGGATCAGTGTCGCGTGCAGCGTTCCTTTTTTGCAGGTTTCAAGTGGCCCAATTGACTTGTGAATGACGCCAGGAGCAGCAGCTTCTATCTTTCCTCCGCCGTTGCTGGGCAATCCTTTTTGGTTAGACCGCCAGTAACAAATTTTTGCGCCGCTCTTCTCTAGAGCATTGAGTCGCACACGTTGTGCCTGACTCCATTTTTTTGCGAAATACTTTATGCAAGTGCACCAATAAATCCCGTCCCCGTCCCCGTACCCGTACCCGTCCCCGGACCCGTCCCAGGACCCGTACCCGGACCCGTCCCCGTACCCGTACCCGGACCCGGACCCGGACCCGTACCCGGACCCGGACCCGGACCCGTCCCCGTACCCGTACCCGGACCCGGACCCGGACCCGTACCCGTACCCGTACCCGTACCCGTACCCGGACCCGTACCCGTCCCCGTACCCGTCCCAGGACCCGGACCCGGACCCGTCCCAGGACCCGGACCCGTACCCGGACCCGTCCCCGTACCCGTACCCGGACCCGTATTCCAATGGTACTGCCCCACGAAGAACTGTTACCGGCTCCACGGAGCAGCCTCCCAAGCAGATACAGACTCAGGAGTGCAACTCATTACGCTTGTGATGTCTCGCAACTCGATGTCAGCTGCCGGACCGACCCTGCAATCACTGGTCGGGCCAGTTGATGCAAGCCCCATAAAACCCTTGACCTTCTCTGACCATCTCAAGCAGTTACGTGCTGCACGCAATTTGATAATTGCGCCATCAGTATCAGATGCGTAACCAAAAAACACGCCTCGATGCGAGGTCGTTACGATTACTGGACGCTCTTTTTTCGTTGCCATTTCATTTCCTCTTTGGTGGATAAACTTTGCTCAGTGCTGACACAAACTCGTCTATTGGATTTTTTTCATCTATGCCATCGAAGTAATCATTCATTTCTCTCAGCAGCTTGTTTCTGTTCCGTATCTCTGTCCAGGCTTCGACGGCGAGCTCGGAGTTGGGATTGTTGTAAATAACAGATCGGAGTTCGACGCTGCTCAGCCTTTGTAGAGTTACTTCCATGGTTCCAGTACTCACTCACAGCCAGATAAAATATATTTACCGCAATCACCAGCAACCGATTGAGCCAGCTCATATGGCTTGATGGAAGCCTTTATCTCGTCTATCCTATCCTTTGATTCTTTTAGATCAGTACCAAAATTACTTCTGTACATCTTGATAGCAGAGATATAGTTTTTTCTCCCGCCAAGACAAAGCAATGCGCGAATAGAAGATAGAGCTTTTTCTTTTGGCAATAGCGGGAAATCAACATCAACTATTCCAGTCAATCTCATATAGCGTTTGTCATTCTCAACAGCTTCTGTTACTTCAAGAAGTGCATTGCCTTCCGACAAGAAGGTGTATATGGCTATATTCATGATTCGTCTCACCAGCTGCCGGTCGCCACAGATTGAGCCCACTCATCGCGCTCGCGACGCTCTTGCTCTTCGGCGTATTCGCGCGCAGAATTTTTGTAGGCACCCACCAAAGAAGCGAAAAGCATTTCCGCGATCCCCTTGTTGTTGCCTGTCTTCAGATACTCGAAAATCTGCGCAGCTTGTCTTGGAGAAATACTGTCGAACAATCCATCGCTGATGTAATGCTCATAGCCGTACTTGCCGTTCAGCGTGGTACTGGCCTCATGCCTGCAGTAGTTCTCGATGTCTTCGAGTTGAGCTAGGCGTTCATGATGACTGTAATTACTCATGCTTAGTCTCCTCATGGGCCTTGAGTGCCTCAAGACTATACAAAATGGACTCTCTGTCAGATGACACGTGATACTTACCATCGATGACCAGAGTGTAAATATAGCCGTTGAGGCTGCGGTAACGGCGATCGCGATGGATGATGGTACGCATTTGTTTCGCTCTTGCCGTTTTACCTAAGTTTTGCTATGGTATCTATGTCGTTTACTATTTGCAACAGCAAAAAACATGACAATCAAAACATCCAGTCCACGCAGCAACCGTAAGCTTTCCCCGGTCGATCTTGTAGTCTCGCGCTTCGCAGAGTCAGGGATCGGCATCAGGCATCTGTCGAGATTGCTAGGCGGCAGCGACTTCCTAGTCCCATTATGGAAATACCGAGGCGACGCCGTGCCATCCTGCCGCCAGATGCATACCCGCCTCATCAAATTGGCAGGACAAAAAGGCGTGAAACTCAGCTATCAAGAAATCAACGAAGGCGGCTTTCTGTAATCCTCTGCAGACAAATCATCCTGAGTGCTCACCACCACGATCAAGTGATCTCCGCCGATCGGCGTCGGCTTTAAAACCTCGAGCACATAACAACCGCGATTCGTGTAGTACCGGCGCACCGCGACACGCGGCTCTCTGGTCTCTTTTGATGCACTGCTCATGGCTGCGTCTCCTAGCTAGATGATTCATCCTGACAGGATATTTATCATTTGTAAACGCCGATCTTCTACCACAAAAGATCAGCCAGCATAAGGTAAACTCCACTTTACTTAGCGTGGGAGCAGTCCTACACTCGATTTGGGCTACCCCAGCACTAACCTGGCGGGAAAACGACACCTAGCGTTGCCCAAGTCCCCCTAGGCCAACGACTAGGTGCAAAAAAATGAAGCGACCGCTGCTCTGTCTCTCGCCCTCTCAAAAAGCCGCTCGCTCGAGCCGCAGAGCGCGCAACCAGTTCCGCGCCTGGGTCGTGTCAGAACTCAACAAGCGCGGCGCCAACCTTGAGCACTGTCCAAAATATGTCGAAATACGCGATGCGATCGAGAAGTTCGGCATCGGGCCAACGCGATGAAGCCTCTGGCGATTGATCTATTCTGTGGTCTGGGAGGCTGGACAGAAGGTCTGCTTGCTGAGGGCTACTACGTCGTCGGCTTTGACATTGAGCGCCATCAGTACGGTGAGCATCAATACCCATCTCAACTCGTACTGCAAGACGTCCTAACGCTACACGGGAAACAATTCAAGGAGGCCGCGCTGATCGTGGCCAGTCCGCCATGCCAAGCCTACAGCTACCGCGCGATGCCATGGAAACGTGCCAAAGCATTACCGCCCCCAGATAACTCGCTATTCGACGCCTGCTTTCGAATTCAGCGCGAAGCCTGTGAGGCCGCCTGCCACCACATTCCGCTGGTCGTAGAGAACGTACGTGGCGCGCAGAAATGGGTCGGGCGAGCTCGGTGGAACTTTGGCAGTTTTTACTTGTGGGGCGACGTGCCGGCGCTGATGCCGATCTCTCGGCGCGTAGCCAAGGTACCTGGGTTGGACTGGAACCGATACAAGAATGGCGACCCAAACTATCGCGGTCAGTCCTTCAACACGCATGCGCAGCGATTGACTGTCGGCACTAAGAACACCGGCGGATCATGGTTCAACGTCGCTCATAATACGACTAGCGGCAAGGGCAATAATCCAGTTAATCGCTGTGATGATACTGGAGTAAAACAAGGCGGCACCTGGTTCCATGATTCACGGCCAGGCGCACTACGCTCTACTTCCTCCAAATCTTCGGCTCGCAAAGCCGCCTCCGCGATGATCGCCAAAATCCCTCTTCTGCTTTCGCGGCACATCGCGAGGGTTTATTTCCCATGAGCACTACAGAAACAATCGATTGGCCGCCGGTCGTCGGCGTGCTCACCATCCAAGAACACAACGATCTCATCAAGCGCGGCATCCTGAGTCCGGATCTCGTCGCGCAAGGCTGGGGCGAAAACTGGCCGGCGACGACCGCCGCCGAGCCCGGGGAGACCAATGAGTGACCTACTGCCGTCTTCTGACGACCTCGCAGCCCGCCCCGACGCGCCCATCCTGCTGGTCTGCGGCCCATCGGCGATGCGCGGCGCCAAGCAGCTCCTCGATGCCTACATCGTCGGCTCTTGGACCACCGCCGACTATTTCGACGACACGGGCGCCGGCGAGCCGATCACCAACGGCGCCCTGAAACCGCTGGCCGGCCGCAAGGTCGATTTGTGGACCTCGCCAAGCGCGCACGAAGGCCGCTGGCCGCACGGCGCCGTCGTCGCCGAGCTGCACCGGCTTGGCTGCACGCTGCGCCTCATCGAAAACGAGCCCGGCGAGCGCATGGACCCGAATACTGCGGTGCTCATCGGCTGGACGCAGCAGCAGCTGCTCGAGTTCGCGCGCGCGCGGGTGCGCGAGATTCCGCCCACACGACCGCCGACCATTCGCGAACTCGAGGACGAGCTTCCCGTCGAATTGAGCCGCGGCAAACCGCGCACGAAGGCAAACGGCCAACCGCCAGACGGTATCGAATTCGACGCAGCCTGCAAGCCAACTCGATTCATTCCCTGGGCAGAACTCGGACTTGATTGCGATAGCCGCGGCATGCCGCATCCTAATATCGCCAATGTCAAAAAGGTCCTAGCAGCGCACCCGGAAATCATCTCGCGGGTGTGGTACGACGAATTCCACCATCGAGTCTATTCGACCTTTTTCACCGAAGAGCCGGCCGAATGGACCGATCGGGACGACACAAATTTATGCGCATGGATGCAATCGGCGCTACGCATCCCAAAAATCTCCATCGACGTCATCAAGCGATCGGTAGAAGCCATCGCGCACGCCAATCCGCGCCACGAATTGAGGGAATGGCTCACTAGCCTTCAGTGGGATGGAACCCCGCGCCTCGAAACACTGCTAGCCGATGCCTATGGTGCAGAACAGAACGCCTATACAGCAGCGGTGGGACGGTGCTGGATGGTAAGCCTGATTGCGCGCGCGTTTTTACCAGGGTGCCAGGTCGATACGATCGTGGTGTTCGAAGGCGCGCAAGGAATCCGCAAGTCATCCTCACTCTCTGTGCTCGGCGGGAAATGGTACGCGAGCCTCCCAGATCCGTTCGGTAGCAAGGATTTTCTGCAGTCCATTGACGGTGTCTGGCTCGCCGAGATACCCGATATGTCCAGCTTCCGTGGCCGTGACATCCAACACGTCAAGGCGATCATCACGACACGCGTCGACCGCTACCGGCGCAGCTACGGATACCGCGCCGAAAGCTACCCACGCCAATGCGTATTCGTCGCAACAGCCAATGGCTCCGACTGGAATCAAGACCCGACCGGTGCCCGCCGTTTTTGGCCAGTCGCCTGCACCTCAGTCAACATCGATTACCTCACGCGGCAGCGGCAACAGATTTTGGCCGAAGCGCTCGAACTCTATCGCTCCGGAGCATCCTGGTGGGATGTACCAGATGAGCTCGCTATGGCAGAACAAGAGCTTCGCCAGGAAATGGATTCTTGGGGAGAAACTTTGGAAAACTGGTGCTCGTTTGTGGGCAAAGATTCGCTCACATTGAACGACATTTTTGAGGGTCCAATACTCATTCCAATCGAGCGCCGGGACATGCGTGCGCAAAAAAGAGTGGGAACACTTTTGAGACGTTTGGGCTATGGGAGAACACGTCGGAGAGTCGACGGAAAGTTAACTTATGTGTTTTTGCGGCAGTGCAGCAAAGATGACGAGGTCGATAGGGGGAACAGGGGAACAAAAAGTGAAGAAAAACTTGTTTAAAATCAGTGTGTGTTCCCTGTTCCCCTTGTTCCCCCTATATTTTGTAATCACACTATATAGGTGATGCAGGGACAGGGTATGTATTGTGGGGGTACGCTGTAGGACCTATAGAGAACATAGGGGGAACAGAGGAACAGGGAACAGTTGTTGAGAATTGTTCTCAACAAGCAAATTCAGGTTTGGCCTAATATAATGCTCAAGCTGATTGTGGTTTAATAGCTCCCTCAACTGAGGAGACGGCCATGCACTTCGAAACCATCAAACAAGCTCGGGATTACCTGCTCGCCAACGGCTACAAATCCTGTGGGTATGGTGCGATGACCAAAGCCGAAGGGTATGTGAAAGGCACCAGCACCCTTTTCATCCGCCGCGCGCGCGGCATCAGCGGCGTAGTTGTCCGCTAACAATTTAGGAAGCCCCATGACCACCCTCCCAGAATCCGTCCGCGCCTACCTTGCGCGCCTCGGCCGCAAAGGCGGCTCCACCACCGGCCCCACCAAGGCGCGCGATCCTGACAAGATGCGCGCCGCAGCAAAGAAGCGCTGGGCGGCCGCCAAACCTGTTCGCGGAGAAAACTAATGGCCAAGGTAATCAACTATCGCGCCCGCGTGCGTCGCCTTCACGAGCTATGCGAGCGCATCGACGATTGGGCCTTCGCGGTCAACATTGCGACTGACGAGGCTTTCCGCTCCGCTGCGGCCCAGCAGCTCACACGCTGCGTTTGCGCGCTCGAGAACGCAGCGATCGACCTGAGCCGTAGGCATCGTGGCAAGCACCTACCGGATGACCTGCCGGAGCTGTTGCGGCCGCAAGCGCATTGAGGCAGGATGTGCACTCATGCGCATCATCGCCAAACTTAAGACGCCGATTCGGATCATTGCGAGGCTGAAGCCGTGAGAGCTTTTGCAGCACAGCCAGTCCTGCCCTATACGCTCGGCTACATCAACGCCGGCAGCGACTCATCATTCGAGGTCACCACCCTCGACGCCGACGACGCGCCCTTTGCAGCGACCGAGATGCAGTACCGGGTAGATGACCTCCAGAGCGGTACCAATATCGTCCCCTGGACCACCATAAGCAGCCCTGAGGCCATCCAAGCCATCGACATCACGCCGGCGCAGAACGCTCTCGTGAACACCTGGAATGACACCGAGCTGCGGCGCGTGACCATCAAGGTCACAGACGACGATGGCAAGATAGGTCAGCAGATCTTTTTGTACTCACTGGTCAACATTTCCACGCCGGGGCTGTCATGAAAGCTTTGCGGACTTTCTTGGCGCTCGCGATGTCGCAACTGTCGCGTTCGCTGCGCTGTGGGTTGTCGGCTTAATCATCGGCACGATTGTGCGCTGGGTTGAAACATGATCCAAGATAGGCTTTCACCAGATTTATTTTACGTGGCTGGTGGTGATATGCAAAAGTGCTGTGCTCCAAATTGCACTTCAGCAAGATCATACCTCTCAAAGTCAGACTGGGCACCATATTGCAGCCATGCATGCTATTTAGCTGTCGATGCTTTAGTTAAAGCCAGCTATGCCGCATCCTCTGGCCTATCCGACTGTCACAGGCTCAACGATCGATCGAGGTCCACACCAAATGCTCGGCGCTAAACGTCTCCCGCTGGATCACTACTTCGTCGAAGGCATGCGCCAGCGCATCGAGGTCGCATCGATCATCGACAAGCTGCAAAGCCATATCGATGACCCGGCAGCGTATCCGCTCAAGCAAACGCAGCTTGCCGCGGCGCGCCTGTTGCTCGAGCGCACCGTGCCCGTGCTACAGTCGATTGAACACAAAGATGTCAGCGACCGCCCGCCAACTCGCGAGGAACTGATTGAGCGCATTACCGGAATTCACCGCAGAGCAACTGCAAAGCCTGTCGACACCGGAGCTAATGGAACTGACCCGCTTGCAGGATCAACTGCAACGCAGCATTGATACGAACAAGATCGACTCGTATTACCCGGATGAGGGACCGCTGCGGCGGGAGTTGTATCCGAAGCATTTGGAGTTCTTCAAGCTCGGATCAACATGCAATGAGCGTGCTTTTATTGCAGGTAACCGCACTGGGAAATCAATTGCCGGAGCTTATGAGGTATCTACTCATTTGTCCGGCAAATACCCACCATGGTGGGTAGGTAAGCGCTTCAACAGACCAATCAAAGCAGTGATCGCCGGCGATACAGCAAAGACATCGCGCGACATATTGCAGTTCAAAATGCTCGGTGATCCAAGTGACTTTGGGACTGGCATGATCCCTCAACACCTGATAGTTAAGACGACGCCAAAGCCTGGCATTCCAGATGCAATAGAGTCAATCTATGTGCAGCATGTTTCGGGTGGACAGTCGGTGTGTCAGATAAAATCTTTTGATCAAGGACGCGAAGCATTCCAAGGAACAGAACAGGATGTAATCCTCCTTGACGAAGAGGTTGACGAAAACATCTACACTGAGTGCTTACTAAGAACTATGACTCGGGATGGTTTGGTCCTGCTAACCTTCACCCCGTTGCGAGGACTCACAAATGTCGTGTTGTCTTTCTTGCCAGAAATGAAGCCGAGTGAATAATGACTAAGGGCGTTGTCATGGCGTCATGGGATGATGCCGCACATCTCACGAGCGAGCAGAAGGAAAAAATGCTTGCGTCAATCCCTCCTTTCCAGCGCAAGGCACGCTCTCAGGGTATTCCGCAGATGGGAGCCGGGCTGATTTATCCTGTGGATGAAACGGACATCATTGTTGATCCCTTCCCTATCCCTGACTTCTGGCCGCGTGTTTACTCCATGGATGTCGGCTGGAAAAGAACAGCCGCATTGTGGGGAGCCTACGATCGAGAATCAGAAACCTGGTATCTGTATTCTGAACACTATCGTGGCGAGGCTGAACCAAGTGTGCACGCAGCTGCGATACGTAGTCGCGGCGAATGGATTAAAGGGATTATTGATCCAGCCGCGCGCGGCCGAGGACAAGTTGACGGTAGGCAATTAATGCAGCTCTACAAGGATCTGGGACTAAACTTGACAGACGCAGACAACACCGTTGGAAATTCGAGCGGCGAAGGCGGCCTTTATTCCGTCTATGAGCGCCTCTCCGGGGGCAAAATAAAAGTTTTCCGCACGTTGCAGAGCTTCTTGGGAGAGTATAGGCTCTATCGTCGAGACGAAAAGGGGCGAATAGTCAAGGTGAATGACCATTTGATGGATTGTATTTCTGGGGATTCGCAAATAATCACAAGAACTGGCGTCAAAATGATTAGAGATCTAGTCGGTACGTCAGGCGAAGTAATTGGGTTGGACGGCAAGTGGAAAAAGTACTACGACTGCGGGGTGCGGCGCGTCAATTCGCCGGTAATAGCACTAACTTTTAGCGATGGTTCGACAGTGAAATGTACTAGTGATCATTTATTTCTGACACCACGTGGATGGGAGAGAGCCCAATCCTTGATGGATGCATATCGATACGATATCATTGATCCGTGCGCGTCACCGTCATTTCGAATACAAAACAAGAATTCCTCGGCCTCACGTATTGGCTATGCGGAAAATATTTTCAGCGCTATGGCCTTCGCCTGCACCGGATTGTTTGGGAGCATGCGAATAGGCGTAAAATTCCTGATGGATATCACGTCCATCATGTCGATGGCAATCGGTCGAACAATCAGCCTGACAATCTCGCATGCATTACGAATGCAGAACATATGTCTGGTCACCACAAAGGAATCGCAAGAAAGCTGGCGCCACTTGCGTTGGTCAAAGCAGCCGAATGGCATAGGAGTGAAGTCGGAAAAGAATGGCATGCAGTCCATGCAAAGGACAGTTGGGAGAAAGGCCACCCATGGATCGATAGAAACTGTGATCAATGTGGAAAGCAATTTAGAACTAGAATGCGTCACGGACGCTTCTGTCATCCAAATTGCAAGCAGGCAGAATTGCGAGCCAGAAGACGTTTACTGTCTATCAGTTCCTGACGGACATGCGTTCGTGATGGCTAATGGGTTGCTGTCACATAATTGCCTTCGCTATCTGATCGCCTCCGGCCTGAAGCGCGCGATTGTCAAGCCTGTGAAGGTCGAAGAGCCAGCCTTCTTTCCAACGGAATTCAGTTGAGCGAACAAACAATCTTCGGCCTCACCCTCTCAACCTGGGCAGACATATGGCCAGCAATGGTCAAACGCTTGGGCCGCGAACCTGAAGTGATTGACCTGCATCGATTGAAATACAAGACAAAACCAGATGGTTCGCGCATCACAGAAGCCGAGGCAGAAACTCGCCTAGCTAACATATTCAGGGGATTGTTTGCACATGGCCCGCAAATCTAATTCAACGCTCGAAGCCGAGCTGCTCTCTGAGGTAAAGGAGTGTTACGAGAACTCTACCGGTGCGGAAAACGAGAACACCAGCCGCTGGGTAGAGGACATGAACTTCGCGTTCGTGCCTGGTGCGCAGTGGGATCAGAATGCGCTCAACAATAGACAGGGGCGTCCGTGTTACTCGTACAACCGCGTGGTGGGCGCGATTAACCAGGTCATTGGTGACCAGCGCCAAGCGCGGCCAATGGCGAAGGTGCGGCCGGCAAGCAAGCAGGCCAGTCTTGAGACCGCAGAGATTTATGGCGGAATGATACGAAACATCGAGAGTTGCTCCGGCGCCGACGCGATCTATGACCAGCAGTACAAGTATGCAGTTGCCGGCGGATTCGGCGCGTGGCGCATCATCTCCAAGTACAAGGACTATGATTCGTTTGACCAAGAACTTGAACTGGTTTCAGTCAGTAACCCTTTGAACGTGAGCTGGGACCCGTCTTGCCAAGATCCGTTCAAGCGCGATTCCATGTACTGCGTAGTCGCAGAGCGCCTTTCGAGAAAGCAATACAAGAGCCAATTTTCAGGCTTTGAGCCGCAATCCTTCGACGTCTCGCGCGACAACAAAGGTTGGTGCACCAAGGATGAGGTGCGCGTTGCCGAGTATTTCAAGCGCGTCTGCAAGAAGAAAAAGATAGCGCTGCTCAGTGATGGCCGAGTGGTCGATGACGATGCTGAATTCAGAGTCGTCGAAGAAGAACTCGCGCGCGCCGCTGCGCTTGGCGAAGAAGTCGTCAGTGTCATCGATCGGCGCGAGGCGGAAGAGTGGACGGTGAAATGGTGGAAGGTGGATGGCGCGCAGATCCTCGAAGGCCCCATTGAGTACAAGTGGAAGCGCATCCCGGTGATTCGACTCCCTGGGCGCTATGTGAACATTGAAGGCAAGCAGATCCTTTCGAGCTTGATCCGCTTCACGAAAGACTCTCAGCGCTCGTATAACTACAACCGATCGACGATGATCGAACTCGTATCGTTGACGCCGCGCGCGCCGTACATCGGCACGGCGAAGATGTTCGAGGGGTATGAACAGCAGTGGAACAATGCCAACAAGGCGAACAGACCATGGCTTGCCTATAATCCGGATACGGATGCGCCAGGTGCGCGGCCGACGCGCGAGCCGCCGCCAGATGTGCCTCAAGCACTGATCGCTCTAGCGACGCAGGACGCCGAGGACATAAAGCAGACCACTGGGTACTACAACCCGGCAATGATGGAGGGCGAGGGCGGCGTCGATCAAAGCGGGCGCGCACTGATCCAGCAATCCCGCGTCGGCGACTCTGGAACCTACGAATTCATCGACAACCTAGCCAAGGCGATCCAGTACACCGCCGAGTGCATGATCGACATGATCCCGACCGTCTATGTCGGGCCTCAGGTGGTGCGCATCCTTGGTCAAGACGGCGTCGAAGACTACGCAGAGATCAACCAGGTCGGCCAGGACGGGCTGATGAACTCGCTGGCTGAGGGCAAGTACGATGTGACCGTGACCATGGGCCCGGCGTTCGCGACCGCGCGGCAGGACGCGCTGCGCACGCTGATGGAGACGATTACCGCTATGCCGATCTTCGGCGAGATCGCGCCGGACTTGATTGCGAAGAACCTGGACGTCGACGGCGGCGACGAGCTCTACAAGCGCATGCGCAAGATGCTTATCGGGAAAGGCATCGTTGAGCCTGACGAGCAAGAACTCAAAGAGATGGGTCCGCCGCAGGAGCCGCCGCCTGATCCGGTGCAGGTCGCGATGGTCGAACGTCTTAAAGGGCAGACGGCGCGTGACGCTGCGGCGACCGCCAAGACACAGGCCGAGACGGTATCGGCAGCGATCGATGCGCATCTAAAACCGATCGAAATCGAGAAAATGATTGGCGAGATCGTTAACCAGCAATTGCAGAATTTACTTGCGGCGCGCGATCTCTCGATGCCACATGCATCTGTCGTTGCATTAACCAAGAAAGCGGAGGCTGCTATCCCATGATCCTCTTCGCATCCGCAGGATCGTGGGGCGAGGTTCAGCCACTGCTAGCGCTCGCTAAGCATTTCGATGGCGCGTTTGCCTGCGATGAGAAGTGGGTGCCGCATGCGAACAAATACCTGGCGACCTACAGCCTGTGCGCTGCGCCAGCCCACGACTACAGCATCGCCGGATTCCTCGAGGGGCTGCCATTCGAAGAGATATTCAGATCCCTGCTTGACTTGTCGATCGCCTGTAAAGCCACCGCGATCGTCTCGCCTTTTTACCTTCTGCCAGCCAAGATCGTGGCGGAGATGCGCGGCATTCCGTGGATAGCTACGACCACGTCACCAATTTACTTTCGCGAAATCGGTGCGGTATCCAATGCACGAATGATGGCGGTCGAGAAGAAGCTCAATATGATACGCAAAGCCGCTGGCTTGCCTCATAGCGACTCGACTTTGATGCCTGAGCGTGTCGTTGGGCTCTATCCTGCGTTCCTTGGTGAGTCACCATTCCCGGTGCTCGGGTATCCGCGTCTGCCGCCATGTGAGCCGGTGCTATCAGTGGCTCCGGTTTACCCATATTGCGTGATCTCGCAGGGTTCTATCGCAAACCACGAGGCGATGTACTCAGTGCTGGCGGCGTGCCGAGATATGCACCTTTCAGCCGTCTATCTCGGGAACGGCTTCAGCGACTCGGCGCGCTGCTTTGGCCTTCCGTTCAGTGTCCATCTCGATCATGTCACGCTACTCCGCGGCGCGAACGCGGCGATCATCCACGGCGGTATCGGGACGCTCTGCGATGCGATCGAGGCCGACGTGCCGATCATCGTGCGTCCGCTCTACTTCGACAATTTCCACAACGCGTCCGAGCTGGTTAAGCGTGGCGCAAAGCTATGGCCTGCGCTGCAAGGCGGTCGCGTCGATGTAAAGCTTGAGACCAATCGGTCTATCTTCTCGAGATTTGAAGAATTCCTGCTGGAGCGGAGGAACGCGGCATGAGTGCTTTCAAGATCCGCGAGGCGACAGAAGAAGACATCCCTCAAATGCTGGTCAACGGAGAGGCGTTTCTGAAAGAGATCGGAGCCAATAGCGTCTATTTTGACCCGACATCGGTTAGAGCGGTTCTGCTTGATTGCATGGCTTCCAGGCTTTGTTTTATCGCTGTGGACGAAGCTGGCCTGCATCTAGGCGGCATTGGCGCCGTCGTCGCACAAATGCCGTTTAACGAGAGCATCTTGCTGTCGATCGAGCGTTTTTGGTGGATGGTCCCAGGCGATCGCGCTCGCGGCGTCGGTCAGCAGCTCCTTACCGCGCTGAAAGAGCGTTCCAAGGAACTTGATTGCGACCGCTTGATTATGATAGCGCTCGTCAATGATACTCTGCCATACGTCGAGAAAGCTTACGAAAAATTTGGGCTCACGCCGATTGAGCGAACTTACATGCTGAGGTTGTAACGATGGGTATTGCCAGTGCTGTTTTGGCTTCGCGCTCCGCGAAGGATGCCGCGAGAACACAAGCGGCTGGCGCAGATCGGGCCACTGAAGAATCGCGCCGGCAGTTCGATTTATCGCGACAGGATCAATTGCCTTGGCTGCAGACCGGAGGCCAAGCACTCAACCAGTTGGCAAGGTTGTATGGCCTGGGCGGCGGGAGCGGGGGCGCCGGTCAGGCCATCGACCCAAACACGGGTCAGCCGATTGGCATACCAGGCGCCTCGAATGCGCCAGATTATTCGGCGTTCTATAACTCGCCAGACTACATGTTCGCGCGCGATATGGGTGAGCAGGCGATTGAGCGCTCGGCTGCGGCGCGAGGCGGGTTGCTATCTGGCAATACGCTAGCTGCGGCGTCCAGATTCAACAGCGGGCTCGCGACCCAAAATTTCGGGAACTACGTCAACCGGCTGCAATCTTTGGCCGGTGTCGGTCAATCTACGGCGCAAAACCTAGGCCAACTAGGATCAGAAGCAGCTGGTCAAATAGGTGCCAATGAGCGCTATGCCGGTGACGCGCGGGCTTCTGGTTTGTTGGGCTCGGCGGCTGCATATCGGCAGGGAGAGAGTAATACTATCGGCATCATTGGCCAGTTTGGCGGCTTCGGTGGTGGTAAGAAGTATGGATCTGGATGGAGCGGGCCGAGGTAGCCATGGCAGTTGATTACGACATCCTTCGCCGCAGCAGCAATACTGCCGAACAACTCGCGCAAGGCATGGCGAGCTTTCGCCAAAATCAACTCTTGCGCATGCAGCAGGATGAGCAAGCGCGCGCGCTCGAGCAGCAGAACAGAGACGCAGCGTATCGCGATCAACTAGGCCAGTTTCTCGGACAAAACACCGTCAACACGCTGCTGCCAGTGGCAGAGCAAGAACAGCAAGCTGCCGTAATGCAGCAACAGCAGAATGAACTGCTACACCTGAACCCTCAGGTGACTTTGCAGGCGTTGCAGCAACAAGCACAGGTTCAGGAGACTCAGCGCAAAGCACAGTTTGCGCAACAACAACAGCAAGCCGTGACGATCGTGCAGCATGCGCAATCTGTCCAGCAATCTGCCGCGCCTGCGACCTATGTGAAAGTCCGCTATCCGGATATCTATCAGCAGGTCGTGAAGGACAATCCTGATGCTGACAAATGGGGTCATGAAGAATGGCGCACGGCTGCTGCCAGCATCGAAGCAGAGTACTCTCCACAAGCTGGCATCGATCCATATCAAGGTGCGTTCACTGTCGGTGAGACGCGCTACACGGCTTCTGGAAAGCCGATCGTAACCGTTGTGGATGAGCTTGAGCGTAAGAGATTATCGCTACGTGATAAGGAACTATCACAGCGGGAAAAGCGCGAGCAAGCTGATGAGAATCCAACCGTAAACGAAAGGACGGCACAGATGATCGCGAATTATCAGATGCCGCCCATCAGTCCTTTCGCGATGGTGAAGCCAGCTGGACAGGCGCTGATGTCAAGGGTTTCTGAACTAAATCCGGCATACAACGGCGCTGAATTCCCTACCAGGATGAAAGCCTACAAGGATTTCTCGACAGGCACTCAGGGTAAGGCCGTCAAGTCATTCAACGTGGCCATTGCTCATTTGGATACCTTGTCGAAGCTGAGTGATGCGCTCGAAAACGGAGACATGAAGGCGATTAATCGCGTGTCTAATTTCTTCAAAGAGCAGACAGGCAAAGCTGCGCCAACTAATTTCGAGGCCGGGAAGAAGATAGTTGCAGACGAATTGGTCAAAGCAATTGTGGGTAGTGGTGGTGCGCTAGCGGATCGCGAAGAGACGGCCAAAACCGTGAATGCTGCCAATTCTCCGGCGCAGCTCAAAGGCGTGATTGATACCTATCAGGAATTAATGGCTGGTCAACTTGGTGGACTCGGCAAGCAGTACAGCGAGACGACCGGACGTAGTGACTTTGATAGATATCTTTCTGAAGAAGCTAAGTCGGTATTAGAGAGAATCAACTCAAAACCAAAAGAATCTGGCGGTGTTGCGTCCTTCGCCACAGAGGCTGAGGCCGAAGCTGCTGGCATTGCGCCCGGAACCAAAGTCATCATTGGCGGCGTCTCAGGAACTTGGCAGTAATGCCTTTCGTTGCTGACAAACCCTCAAGGTTCAGGCCGGATGCGCCTACTGCACCTCCGCAAGCGCCCCCACAATCTTTTGCACAACTGCTCAGCGGTGCTGGCGATGCCGGGCGGCAGTATGTCAGCGACTTCGCCAGCGGCATTGCTGACGCTGCGCAAAACTGGGGCCGATCGGTCTCGTTGAATCCAGTGACCAACGCCAAGACGACGCTTAAGGGCGTCGCCAATATCGGCGCCGGCATGCTGCAAGCGCCGATCAACCTGGTCAGTCCGGATGCCAGCAATCCGGTGCTGCGCATCCCGACCTTCGGTAGCAATCCAGTATCGGACATTGCTGGAGCTGTCATGAAGCCGGTTGGCGATGTAGTAGGAGGCGTCAGTAGGGGTGTAGGTGCGGCTACTGGCATCAATCCAGATCGCATCGAAGCCGGCGTGAACACTTTGCTGATGGCGACTCCGTACATCAAGGGCCGCGGTGCGGCGGCGCCTGCCGTCACCAAGCCGGCCACGAACATTACCGAAGTCGCGCGCGCGCTGAATCTCAAGGTCAATCCGTCTGACGTTAAGGGCGCTCCGATCGGTAGCCTGATAGAGGGCGGTAGCGGTTCTGCGAAGCTCAAGACACGCCTCTCGCAAGAGAATCAGCCTGTGATCACGAGTCACGTGCGCGAAGATTTGGGGCTGCCGCCTGGACCGAAGTTGACCGTGAAAGAATTGGAGGCTGCTCAAGCGCCTCACAACGCGAAATACAAGGCTGTTGCCGATACCTTGAAGACGGTTGAGCCTGATGCCGCGTTCAATCGCGCCCTGAATGACGCAGGCTCAAAGTGGAAGGCTATCATCCAGTTACCTGGTGTTGCGAAACTGAAGAAGCAATTTTCTGATCTCGGCATGCTAGAAGCAGAGCAGGTGATGAAGCAGATAGCGATTCTGCGCGAGAGCGGCTACAACGATCTGACTTCGGCGTCCATCAAGACTACTCCGAATCGCACGAGCTTAAAGGCGCGTGGTAGCGCACAAGTTGACATTGCGAATGCGTTCGAGGAATTGATCGATCGCAACGCGATAGCCAAAGGCCACGCCAACTTGGTTCCTGAATTGCGTGATGCGCGGAAATCTTTGGCTAAGATATCCACTGCGAAACGCGCATTGGTGAATGATGATATTTCTGCTACGGCGCTAAAGAAGGCAGACGATCGCGGTACACCTTTAGAAGGACGGATGAAGGCCATTGCCGATGTGGCGCGCGCTCATCCTGATGTCGTTAAAGACATCTCCAAGGTAAAGAACAAGTCGCCTATCGGTGTGCTAGATGTCGTGGCGCCTACATCTCTTGCGGTCGCAACAGGCCAACCGTTGGTTGCGGCCGGCATCTTGGCTCGTCCTGCTGGACGATCTTTTGTTGCGTCCGAGCGATATCAAAACAAGCTCGGCAAGCCGGCCACGGATTTGAAAAATTCATTGCCGCAATATTTCAAAGAGCGTCAGCCACGTGCGGTACAGTCCACGTTCAAAGCCAATGTAAAAAAATCTCCAGAAGTGCAGTTGCCGGTAGAATTATTTGACCAAATTGGAGAAATCGTTCCTGGTCAAGTCGGGCGATTGCCTCGCAGAGCAATCCCCAATAATCAGGTATCACTAGAACTTGAGAGACCATTACTTGAACCTCCTCCAGGCGAAGTTGGTAAACCGAAATCGCGCGTAAATGAACCGCGCATCATTCCCGGTACTCGGCCAGGATATTTCTCAATTGAAACACCAGGAGAGAAGTCTTCTGTTCAGGTTCAAGGTCGTGCGGCTGCCGAAAAGCTGCTTAGAGAAGTCTCATCTAATGTCACGCCCATCAATCGCCACAAGGTAAGTGTGAAGGCCGACGCCGACTCTGGAGAGTTCACCGCCACTTCACTAAACGGCGAAACTCTGGCGCAAGAGAGTGGCCCCTACATCATTGCTAAGCGCAACGACACCTCAGCGGCTGCGCGCGGCAAAGGCT